TAAATAGACCCTTAAATGTCAAATGAAAAAAAACCAGAACCGGCTACCACCGGTTCTCTTACTCCCCCACCAGTTGTTAAAAAGAAAAGAGGTAGAAAACCATCTAAAAAACAATATTTTACATCAGATGTAGATGCAGCTATACAAGAATATTTAGCTTCGTCTAATCAAGATGAAAGAGATAGTATTTTTAAAGACAGAATATATTATGCTTTTTATAAATTAGCTGAAAATTTAATTCACACATTTAAGTTTTATTATACAGAAGTAGAATCATTAGAAGATTTAAAACATGAAGTATGTTGCTTTTTCTTAGAAAAATTAGACTATTGGAAACCAGAAAGAGGTACTAAAGCATTTAGTTATTTTTCTATTGTGGGTAAAAATTATCTTATATTATATAATAATAACAACTATAAAAAGAAAAAACAAAAAGCAGACCCATTAGCTGCTGATGAAGATGTTGGAGTATTACGTCAGTTAGGAAGAGATCAACGTAAACAAGATATAAAAGATTTTATTGATTATTTTACTGAATATGTAGATAAACATATGTTTACTTTATTTAAAAAAGATCATGATAGAAAAGTATGTGATGCTGTAAATATATTGTTTAAACGAAGAGAAAATTTAGAAATATTTAACAAAAAAGCATTATACATTTACATAAGAGAAATGACTGGTGTAGAAACTCCAGTAATTACTAAAGTAACTAAGGTACTTAAAAAATTATATAAAAGACTTTACACTGAATACGCCGAAACAGGGTATGTAAGAGTTTAAACTTTCCCATATTTATAACAAAATAGTATGGATCCATTAAATCAAGTATTATTCGATGATGTTTCTTTCTCTGATTTATTGAAAGACATCCACGGCAACCAAAAGAAAAAAGCCAAACAATTAGCTCAACTTATATCTGAGTTAAAACCATTAGTACAATCTTTAGGTGATGCTACTGTTGTAGTACCATTAATTAAAGAATATATGGAAATTAGTGTAAAAAATGATGATGCACTAATAAAAATGGCAGCAATTGTACAACGTTTATCTACAGGTACAGCTAATTCAGGTGATGGTGGATTACTAACAGAAGACGAAATGGCTCAACTTCAAGAATTAACTGAAGAAATAGCTAAAACTGTTGAAGAACCTAAACAATTAGAAGCACCAGATTCAGATGGCAATAGTTAGATCAAGAAAAAGTAAAGAACAAATATCATTTAATACTCAAAACAGATTAAGAGCTGTTAGAGTACTTGATATCATATTAGATATAAATCACCCTTTGGCTCAAGAATATGGTAATTATGATGCTGTGGGTACTATATTTTATACCTATTTAGATAATAATAACCCAAACTTACTTCCTAAAAACGCATCAACTGCTTCCCCTTTATTTTCCTATTTAAAATATTATCCCTTAATAAACGAAATAGTACTAATATTAACTACTAATGATAAAAATATTTATGATGGTAAACAAACATCTACATATTATTTACCCCAAGTAAATATGTGGGGTCATCCCCACCATAATGCTTTACCAACAGTAAAAGGACTAGAATCAGAACAAACTTCAAATGATTATAAAGAAACAGAAGCAGGAATATCTAGACAAGTAACAGATGGAGGAACAGATATAAATTTAGGACAATATTTTAAAGAACAAACAAATATAAAACCTTTATTACCTTATGAAGGTGATATGATTTTAGAAGGTAGATTTGGTAATTCTATAAGATTTGGATCCACTAATAATAACAATAATATATCAAATCCTAATACATGGAGTGATACTGGAAATACAGGAGATCCTATCACTATTATAAGAAATGGTCAATCATCAAAATTAGATGAAAAAGGATGGTTACCAACTATAGAAAATATTAGTGATGATGGTTCAAATATATATTTAACTTCTACACAAAGAATTAGAAATTTTAAACAAGCATCACCTTATATGGATTCGTTTAATGCCGAATATATAGAACCACAAACTTTAGAACAATCTTTATTAGAACCTAGACCGTTAAAGAAATCAGACACAGCTATAGGAGAACCTGTTCCTTTATTAAATACAGATATAGATCTTAGTTCTCAAAATATACCATTAGGGGTAAATGAAATACCAGAACTAAATGAAATAGCAAAAGATGCTAAAATTGAAAACGAAGCTGAAAATCTTAAAAATACAGATAACCAAGTAATACAAAAAGATAATAATATATCATTACCTTCTCATTATAAAAATCCTGGTCAAGGTAGTAATAAAGGTGGTGTAGATAGTAATTTTGAAACAAGTGTAGATTAAAATGAATATAGAACAATTTATAGGAAGACATTTTAAATTAAAACATTTAATATGGTCAAATACTGCTGCATCTTCAGGTATTAATAATTTTCCAGGTATTGATAATTCCCCTACTCAATCTCAAGTAATAAGAGCTTTAACAAAATTAATGGAAAATATTGTTGATCCTATTGTAGATGTTTATCCTAATTTAGTAATAACTTCAGCATATAGAAGTATACAATTAAATACAAACCCAGTTATAGGAGGTTCAGGTAATTCTCAACATTGTTATGGTGAAGCAATAGATTTACAAGTACCAGGATTATCAACAGCAGAATTATATAATTATATTTACTATAATGTAAGTGGTTGGGATCAATTAATATGGGAATACCCAGAAAGAAGTATAAAAAGTTGGGTACATGTATCTTATAGTGAATATAGAACAAGAAAAAGAACAACATTAGCTTCTAATTCAACTAATTACCATAATTTATATGGTGGTTCAAGAAGAGGAAATAAAGATCAATACCAAGATGGTATAACTGATGCAAAAATAGTATAATATGGCTTATAAACCAACAAGTACAATTGATTATAAAGGTAAACAAGTAATAATAGATTCAGATAGATTATTATTTAATGCTAAAGGTGATTCTATATTATTATTTTCAAATCAAGCTATAGGATTTAGTGCACGTAAAAGTATTCATTTAGACACTAGTAATAATAATGAAAGTAAATTAGTAATTAATACACCTAACATATATTTGGGTTTAAAATCAGATAAAAACCTACCCACAGAACCCGCAGTATTAGGAAATGAATTAGATGAATGGTTAGGAGGTATGAATGGATTATTAGATGTTGTAGATAGTATTATTGATGACATATTATATAAAGTATCATATACTGCCCCAGGAGGTTTTACAGGTCCTAACCCATTAAATGATGCATCTTTTGTTACAAGAAGAAAACAAATACAAGCTTTAAGAGATAATATAAAACAATTTAAAAGTAAAACTACAAAATTAACATAAAATGGCTAGTAATGTAATAGGAAATACTTTAAATAAATCTAAAGAATCTTTAGATAAACTTAATAATATAACACAAAAAATATCTAAGGTAAGTACTTTTGTTACCGTAGGGGCTATGATAGGAGGTAGTGATGGTTTAACACCTATTAGAACTATAATTGAAAATGGGGTAGATGGTCCTTTATTTGATATAACTCAAGATTTAAAACAACAAGCAAAAGGAAAAGCAATACAAAAAGTTAAAGAAGAATTACCTACAAGATCAGAATTACAAGAAAGTATACTTACAAAAAGTTGTGACGCTAGAGTAATGAATATAGTTACAAAAACTAAAAATATTACTTTATCGTCTTTAAATAAAGGAAAAAATACATTAGAAGGAATAATTAAAAAATTAGAAAGACTTAAAACCAAAACAGACAAAATATTAGAATCATTAGTACAAATATCAACATTATTAGCAATATTTCAAGCTTTACTAACAGCTTTAAAAGTAATAATAGTAGCAGCTAAATTAGCTTTAGTAGCACTTGTAGGTCTATTCGCATCGGGTAAAGCAACTGAAATTATAATTAAAAAAATAAGCCAAGCAGAAGGTTTAATATTAAAATATGTAGGAGCTATAAAAACATATACTAGTTATGCCCTAAAAACAATAGTTAAGGTTATAGCTGTATTTAATATAATACCCTTAATTATAGCACTATTTAATACATTATTATCATCAGTTAATGGCTTTATATCTTTAGTAGAAAGATTTTATAAAGAATATATTATAAGATGTATTCCTATAAGTAGTGTCCCTGAAGATCTTTTAACCCCTGATGGATCTTTAAACACAGAACTTGTAGACAATTATTTAAATAGTCAAGTTGATGAGTCAGAAAACTTACAGTATGATATATTGGGTAATTATATTTATGACGATCCAGATGGGGATAATGATGAAGGAAGAATATATAGACCAAAGATAAACTAATTTTTAAATTTTTTATATTTATTAACAAACATTAATTAACAACATGAAAGCAAAAACTTTTGAAAATCTAATTAGAAAAGTAGTTAGAGAAGAAATCGATTATGCGTTACGCAGAGAAATTAAATCACTTAAAG